AAGTACGCACCGTTTATTTCTGGACTGTTTACTAAGTCTTGTGTAAGGTTAGCATTGCTAGGATGTCCGCAGTTAAACAACATTACACTTGACCAGTTCTTGCGTGGATAGATAGTTTGCTTCTGTCCATCCATTTTAAATTCTTCTTTAACTTTGTAATCATGTTGTACACACATTACAGCATACTTGTCATCTGCTTGATCAAACAATTCTTTGATATCTGTTGTGAGTATCATATCACAATCCATAAACACTGCCCAACCTTTAAAGTTAGTAAGTTCAGGTATAAGGAAACGGGTGAATGTAAATTCTGTTGAGGCTAGTTTATCAATAGGCCTATTATACCAGCCTGCTTCTCTTAATTCTTGTTGTTTTAATGGTCGTACATCTGCATCTGGTTGTTTAGTTAAGATACTATGCTTGCAAACTTGATAGGCAATATCTTCTCTTGTGTCATAGCCTACAAATACTTTCATGTGCTTGTTCCTCCCCTTAGTGTTTGTTTCAATTCATTTTCTTCTACACAAACTACTGCTTCAATCTTCTTTACTGTTTTATACTCTAAAACTAATTTTTGTATTAGTCCTGGATAAACTTTTGGATCGATTATATCTGCTTCACATAATTCTTTTGATGCATATGTTGGTTCAGTAAAGACATACATATCTCTACCTCCGTCAATATCTTGCATAGTCATTGCAAATACTACAATTATTAACCAATTCATTAATCTCTCCGTTCTATATCTTCTTCAATACATTCACTACCCCATTGTAGTTCGAGAATGTGGGCATTTTCTGTTCCTGGATTAGAAGGCTTATGCCAAACTTCTTTATCTATTTCATATGGCATACCATGAGGTACTAGTAGTTTTGAGTCAGATATACTGTTCCATTCTGTATCCATTTGTACTTTACCTTCTAGCATAATCCATTGCTCTGAACGTTTAAAATGTTTTTGATCGCTTAAACTTTTTCCAGGATAAATTACAAGTTCTTTTACTTTATATCCTTGTTCAGGTTTATGATCTAAAACTCTCCAATACCCCCATTGGCGTTCTGTCTTTTGTGTTTTCCATTCGTCAAGTATCCAACTACTTGAATTCATTTTGTTTTCACCGCCGACACCAAATACAAAATCGACATATGGCATACTACCGTATGTACTCATTTCTGGAATGTTTGCATTTGTTCTATCACCACCATTAGCAAATATAACTTTAATATTACCATGTGTTGCTAGTGTTTTGTAAATTGCTCCACATGCACTATCATCACTATCGTCAAAACTTATAACCGTATCTACAATTTTTAATTCTTGTAGGATTGCAAGCCTATCTTTAAATGGCATAAAAGGTCTACCTTTTTTGCGTGTAAGCCATTCGTCACTATTTAATCCAACAATAAGTTTATCACCTAGTTTCTTTGCTTCTTTGAAATACTCAATATGTCCTGAGTGTAAAGGGTCAAACCCACCTGTTACTAATACTACGTCCATGTAGATATTTATGTACGCAGTTAATCGGTAAATAATAATATGGCACAAATCAAAAGTTTATACACAGGTAGTAAGCATACTGTTATTAGTTTTAGTGGTATAGGAAATACACTACAAGGCACAAACTTAGAATTTTATAATTTAAAAAATCACGGTTATAATGTTATATGGGTTCTTGATGAAACAAGAAGTTGGTTTAATAATATTGATCATAAAGAAATTATTAAGCATATAAAAACTGATAAAGTTTATACTATTGGTAATAGTATGGGTGCATTCAATGCAACAATTTTTAGTTTATTACATAACGTTGACAAAGTACTAGGATTTGCTCCACAGTACAGTATTGATCCTATAATTGTTCCTTGGGAGAAGCGTTGGCATAGGTATAGGAAAGATATTAAAAAATATAAACATCAGCATCTAAAATTTGTACCATGGACAGATTACACATTTATTACTGGACATAAGGGCTCTGAAACAAAACATATGGATCTAATTCCTAATGATAACAACATTAATAAGTTAGTTACACACGGCAGTCATAGCGTTGCAACTAAGTTTAAAGAGTCAAATAAACTATATGATGTTATAAATTTATACTTTAAAGAAGATAAAGCAATAGAACAAAGTTACTTAGATAGTTTGTTTACTTAAAAAATTTAGCAACAAAATTTTCAATAATAATTTTTACAATATCATTATTGACATGTCTTGTTGTATTATCTTCAAACAATGTAGGTATGTCTGTATGTGCGCCTACCCAACGTACCATTTCAAAACTTGGCCAATAGTATATATTATTATGTTTGTTTTCACTGAAGAATTGATCTAAACTTACACGTAAAATACTTTTACTAACACAGTCACTTACCATAGTTGGTCTATCACTAAAAGTAGCATTAAGAGGTACTGGACTTAATGTAAAGATAACAGTTTTATCTGCACCTGCATACGTTTTGATTAGTTCTACAATACGTTTCATGTTGTCAACATTTTCTTGTACTGTACTAGATACACATTTATGTTTTGCAGGATCATAACTTTTTGCAGGTACACCTCTCCAAAATACATTATTTGTTTCTACATCTTTCCATACTTCGCCTAGTCCAAAAGTAACAACAACTGCACTAACATCTTTGAAATGTTGTAATAGTTTTTGCTGTTCTTGGTCTGGTTGCCATTGGAATGCACCTAATGTTTTATCGTTATCATACCAATATGCATCAGTACTTCTGTCACCTGTAAGAGCCCATTCTAAGTATTGTCTTACAGCAAAACTATTGTTTAGTCCTTCGGGTACATTAATATAACTTGTACCTTTACCATTTGCATTTAACCAAGTACGTAACCTATCTGCAAAACAACTACCCATTGTAACTACACTGTCACTATCACCAAACATTGGTGTACTTGGTCCTGATCCTTTAAATATAAATTCTTTTGCCATTGCATCTAAGTCTGCAAACTGTTCTTTTTTGGCAGGAAAATAATTTAAATCTCCTTTGTGCCAAGCACTCTTTTCTACTTTAAAGTTGCCAGCACTAAGTTTAGCACTATTAGGATGTACTGTCATATCTGCAAATTTATTTTTAGGCATATTTTTTCCTTAAATGTTCCCACGGCAATCCTGCAAGGCATTCATCTTCACGCCATTGACAGTATGCTAAATTATTTAACCATTGTTGTCTTTCAAACATTTCTGGGTTTTCAATGTTTGCTAAATCTTTGTTACTACAATCCCATGCCATTGAACTAGGACACATACTAAATGTTGGAATACCTTCCATAATACTTTCAGTAAGTCCGTTTGAATTAAATCCTACTACACACCAAGCATTATCAAAGTCTGCCTGTAGTCCTGCTCCTCCTGAAAGTAATCCTGCACCTTGTAGGTTATCACTTACCTGTACATCAAAGTTTTGTAGTATTGCCCTTTGTCTATCAATGCGTGATGGATGCATACGTACCTTTATAGGTCTATCAGTATATTTTTTAATTTCATTTAATGTAAAGGTAACAAAGTTTTCATATGATCCATGCTTTGCTATTAGTTTTACAAGGCTACTGTCTCCTGGACGTTGTAACATTACTAATACATAATCGCCTCTACTGCGCCAATCTTTAACAATTAAGTTTTGATCTTTTTTAATTTGTTCCCATCTATCACTAGGGCTATTTGCATTACAATAGTCACCTTCGTCTCTAAAATAACTTGTCCAACTGAATCTATGATACGACTTGCCCGGCTTACCTGGATCTGGATCAGGCATGTTTTTTCTAAACACTGCACTTTCTGCTACAATGTAAGGCTTCCCGCTATCTCTAACATAGTTATATATGTGCCCTAGTTTACGTTCTTTCTTACTTCCAGATTGATTAGTTTGTACAAGTACATCTGCATTTTGGATAGTGTCTTTATCTGCATATGGAACAACATTCCAAGTAGTCGGTAAAGGATGCCAACTCCACAATAATTCTTTAATTGCTACTACGTTCATTTTTAAAAAGTAATCCTGTACGTGCTAAAAATCTGTGTTTCTTTTTTGTACCCATAGTCGAATGTCTACGCATTTCTTCGCTTGAGTCTTTAAGATATATAAACCCATAGTCAGACATTGTTTGAATCCAATACTCTTGTGTATTTTCATTTACATGATGATGTCCGCCGTGCCCAACTGGAGCATACGTCATAATTAAAAATTTGCACTTCTGCATTGCTTGTATGTAATTAGGAATATATTCTTCGTACACATGTTCAACAAACTCAACGCTCCATGCTAAATCATATGTTCCTCCGACAGGTGCAGGACCATTTGTAAAATCGTGTATAATAAACTTATCGTTATTATAACGTTCAATAGTATAATCGCCATCAACTCCGTAAGCATCTACACCTAAACTGTTTGCAAGTTCAACCATTCCGCCTGGACCACAGCCTACATCTAACATTGATTTTACATTTAATTTATCTATTGCCCAGCGAAGTGTTCCTTCGTCAGTATGTGTTTTACCTTGGTGTCCGCCTAGGTGAGGTTCAAGTTCCATGCAATGCTCGTTCTTCTCTTGCTTTTGCTAAAGCAAATCTTTTTAGAAATTTCTGTTGTAAACGTTCTTTACTTTTGCCTTTTGTATGTACCATATGACTATTAATGCCACTGTTGTTGAAAGGACTTTTGCCATCTTTTGGTGCTGGATTTAAATTATGGAAAGGAGTTTGATCTTCAAATCCTAATCGTAGTTGAAAGAATACCCAACTATCATGTGTTTCTCTTAGATGTTCTAGTCCACCTAAGTATTCATTTTCAAACTTTGTAAGAAAGTCTTTTGCAAACTGTGTATTAAGATTGTAGCCCATTAGTCCGCATTCATCATATTCTGATGGTCGGCCTAAGTAACTAATTGCTTTGTCGTCTGGTAATAACTTATCTAACCATGCATGATCGATCATATTATGCATAAGAACATCAGCGTCTAACCAAAATAGTTTACCGTTATCGTGACATTTTGCTTCTTCAAAAATAGCAAAAGTTTTATGAGCAAACTTTATACCTTGCCACTTAAATGCTTTTTTGTTACCTTCTAGTTTGCGTCCAATTTGTCCATTATAATGAGGATCGTCTTTATGTTTTGCAATAAATTCTAATAATGGTTTAGAGTCGTATAGTGGCTTAAGACTTACACGTGGCTCTGGAAAAATACCAATGTCGATATCTTCTTCACTGTAAATTACAATGTTTACATCTTCTGGTAAACATTCTACCCAACTATTAATATTAATTTTGGAAGTTGAATTCCAATATGCCTTGTTTAGGCTAGTAACAAATGTATACATTAAACGGATGCGTCCTCCATGCCAGCAACTCTTAACTTAACAATATTAGTTATCTGCCATTGCTTCTGGTCCAGGCCTTTTAAGACTCCTAACCATTTGTTACGCATGAGGGCGAATTCGTTTATAATTTTTTCGTAGTCAACAACATCTGCTTCGCCGTCAACATACTTTTCAACGTCTCTACTACTTAATGCACGTTGATAGTTTTCAAGATATTTTTTGAAATACGAACTACGCAACCTACGTAGTTCGATATTCAAGTAATTTAAGATGGCTTCAATTTCTTGAAGTTGGTTGAATCGATGTTCAACTAAGCCGGGCATAGCACTAGAAGCACGTTCAACATTACCAGTAAGTTTAACTTCACGCTTTGCTTCTTCTAACTCTGTTTCGAAGTATGCAACTGCATCTGGTATTCTACTTATGTTTCTAGATACTTCACTATACCACATTATTCTTCCCAATCAAATCCATCTTCATCATCAAATACTTCCTCTTCGTCATCTAAGTAATATTTTATTGCACCATCGAGAATATCACAGGATCCCATAGATTCCTTAAAGGTATGATCATCGGTTCCCATATCTGCTAATAGATCGACGTAGCGTTCTGCCGCAGTTTCAATGTGTTTTTTATCTAAATATTCTTTAAATAGTGTCCAAGTTTCTTGTATTTGATCTTCATTCATGTGTAGATAATTCCTCAATTTGATTGTCAGACAATGATTCTTCTATATCATCTTCTTCGGTATTTACCACAGGTGCTGTTTTTTCTGCATATTCCGACATAATCAAATCAAGTTTTTCACCTATCCATGCTTTACGATAGTCAAGGTGTTCTTCTCCATTTAGATCAATGTACTTGAGTCTGTTACCTTGTTTTTCTAACAAGCCTTTTTTCTCAAATAATTCAACAAGACCGCTATAAGGATTCATACCTGTTTCGTATGGAATCTTAACTTGTACGCCTTCAAAAGGTTTTGCATAACGAGTTTTCATAACTTTACAGCCTGCACGTATACCACGTACTTCTGAAATTTTATTGCCAGCCTCGTCTTCTTTTAGTTTCATCTTTTTCATTGCAACAACAATACTTGATGCATAGATAAAACCTTGTCCACCACTGATCTTGTCATCTGGATCAAACATATCCTGTGATGCATAAGTGTGGTTAGTACATACTAGTCCTACATTAAGCGAACCAATCATATTAACTGTGTTACGAACAAGTGCAGTCAATTGCTTTGGCTTACGACCCATATCACCTTTCATATCACCCTTGTTAAACTGATCAATATCAGTAGGTGTTAGTAACATACCTAATGAGTCAACTACAAATAATACTTTAGGACGATCTTCCTCTGGCATTGCTCTATAGTCTGCTACAAATGTTGATACTGTTTTAGCAACATCATCAATCATACTCATGTTAAGTTTTAGAAGTTTTTCTTCTGATGTGTCTACATCTAATGCTTGTAGCCATTTTTCGTCAAGTGC